AGCATTTTTTGCATACACTGCCCGTAAAACACGCCGCCGCTGACCTGTAGCGGGATTCCCGTTTTTCGAAATGCTGCGTCGATAACATTTCTGCAAAAACAGTTGACGTAGCGGGGTGCCGTCATGCAGCCCGTGATCTTTACTTCTTTCGTTTCCACTTTGCGCCTCGGGTGGTTATTAAACTTAGGCCACAACGACTACGTTGCCTTGTCCGGTCGTGCCGCTTGGCCTGATCTCAGGATCCAGAACGCCGATTGCCGCGATACCAACAGCGTCAGCCGTCGCGACCGTGCCGGGCGTGCTCAGCACTCTCAGGAACCGCTTTCGCGTTCCGTCGAGATTGACGTGAAAGACGGCGACTTGTGCAGCCGTTCCAATTGCCACCGCCTTCGACAGCTCCGAGTTGAAGGTCGTGTAGCTTCCGGTCGCTGCATCCGCTTCGGTGATCGCAATAGTCACGCTAGACGATTGCGTCGCCGCGGCCCTGGTGCCGACCGCAACTTGGATCGTTGCATAATCGGCTCCGAGCGTATCAAAGGCGGCCGATACGGTAGCCGTCGAGACTTGCGGCGAAATCAAAAGAGATCGCTGTTGGGATTGTGCTTGTTTCATCTTTTTGCTTCCTGATTGTGTGTGTGATTTTCAAAAAGTGCGGCCGGCTCATCACCGGCCGCACCCGGGTCCACCCGAGGCGGCGAGTGGACTTGCTTTTTATCCGAGCTTGAGCGCGACCATCGGGCCGGCGTTCGTCGCGTCCCCGGTTTCGTGGACAACGATGTCGAATCGCTCAGTACAGCGGATGTAAATCGAATCCGAAGCGAAGCCAAGAGACGCATCACTGCGAATCTCCACACCGCGACGACTGCCCATCGTTGCGGTCATCGCAAGATCGCCGAAATAGGCGATAAACTCAGCAGATGCCGCCGTCTTTGGCAATGTCTGAATAAACCGCACGGGATAACCAAGAAACTGAAGAACCGGACCATTTCCAAGGTCTGCCGTGTTGTTTCCACCGGCTACATTCTGCAAGCGTCCAGCGGTTGCGTAGAATGCCGTTTTGCTCATGTACCACGCCGGGCTAATGCCAGGAAACTCTGGCAACATCCCAACGACAGTTTCGAAGTTTCCAAGCGTCACGTTAGCAAAGGTGGTAATGCCGGTGGCGGTCATGATCGACCCGGCGGCCAATGCGTTTTTGACGCCTACGATCCCGCCGGAAGCCGAAGTGCCGTCACCAAGCCAGCCGCAGGAATCTTCTTTGACCGCCAGAGCGTAAGCCATTTCGCGAGTCACGACGTCGGCTAGCGAGATGATCGAGTCTTCGTTCAGTTCGCTTGAAAGTTGCGTTAGAACCGCAAGCTTTTTCGCGTTCAGCTTGATTTGACCGAAAGACATTTCACTATCTGTGATCGTGTCGTTTTCGCCGACAAAGTAGGTGGTAAACCCACTAACTCGACGAGGCACTTGAGAAACCGGGCCGCTCATTGGCCATTGCATGGAGTATTGTCGGAAAGTACCGAAAGACTCCTTCAAGTCGATGAGCGTGTTTTCGAATACGTCCGGCACTAAGTAGCCGCCAGCGGAGTTGCTGTCTCCGCTGTGAGCCATTTTGACGCCGTTATCACGACACCACTGTCTGGCCCGCTCGGATCCGGCAACGGTTGCCAAAAGAAACTGACCGCTTAGATAAGCGTCTTCAGTAGCGTTCGGCCCCTTAAAGCTTTTAAGTGCGGTCGATCGCTTTGCGGTTGCCGGTACTCTGATCCGCGGCAGCTCTTCATCGCTCGGCGCGGTCTCTTTGCCTCTTGGTAGCTGGCCGCCGAGCTTCGCCACGACGTTGGCCGCTTTAATCGCGTCAAATCGTTCGGCCCGTGCGATCTGCGATTGCAGAGCCTGAATCTCGCCGGGCTTGTCCGAGGTGCCTTGTAGCTTGTCGACTTCGGCCGACTCTTCCGCGGTTAGATCGCGGTTTTCGGCTTTGGCGATCTCGAAAATCGCTTCACACTTGGCCGCAACGTCGGCCATTTTTTCCCGTAGGGCTTTAATATCCCATTGCATAGCTTCGTTCCTGTCAGTGGTTAGGCCACCGCCCAGAAACGACAAACGGCCCGAGCGGGTGGCGATGGTTAAGTCGCCGACCTGCCGAGCCGCTAACGAGTTGCCCGCACAAATCAGATAATACGATTTGGTAACACTCTAACGAATGCTAGAGCGTTGTCAACTACTTTTTGAAAAAACTTGCCTTCATCGGTCTTGAGCACTTGAACCGTGATCCGGCTTGCGGCTTTACGCTATCACTTTTGGCCATCGCTGCTTGCCGCATCGCTAACGCCATCGGGTGCCACGATTCGTCCGATAGCACGCTGTCGCCGATCTCGGTTACGTAGCCTTCGGCCAACGCCTCTTCCGCAGTGTAGTACGTTTCGGCGTCAAGTTCCTCCATGACTTTCTTTTTGTCTTTGCCGCTAGCTTCGGCGTAAGCCTCTACGAGCGTGTCGCGGTACTTGTCCAAAACGTCCGCCGTCTTTCGCAATTGCTCCGAGTTGCCGAAGGTGAATGTCCAAGGGTTGTGATTCATCAACATGCCGTTTTTAGCAATCAGCCGCCTTTCGCCGGCCATCGCGATATAGCCAGCGGCCGAATACGCTGCCGAGTCGATGATCGTGTCTGCCCCGCCGGGATGTCGCTTAATTGCATTGTAGATGGCCCGCCCTTCGTCCACGGATCCGCCCGGGCTGTTGATGCGAATTGTTGCCCGCCGATTGCCAAGTGCCTTCAGGTCGCGAATGACGGTAGCGGAATCGATCATGCCCCAAACCGCTTCGCCGATCACGTCGTAGATAAACAATTCCCCAGAGTCTTTGTCAAATTCGTACATTTTTAGCCCTCCAAGGCTGGCAATAGGTCGCGGCGAACATAGATAGAATTGACGCGGGAGAACGCGATAAATTCATAATTAAAATGACTGTGCGAAAGCTCTTCTTTGATTTGATTCATTGTTGCTTGTAATATAAATCCGCCATGCTGAATGGCTTTTCCCCATAGCCATGACGGTATTCTTCCGTGCCTTTCGTATCCAAAACCTAAATCGAAATGCTCAACGCAAATAAAAGCAGGAAACACCCTTTCGGCAACGTCGCATGCTATTGCCAAGTCTATTGAATCTACGTCGACAACAACACCAGCAAGTTTATTTTCGTTCAATTGCGGAAAATCATATTTTCCACGAACGTCGGCAAGGGGATAAACCTGCTTTAATGCTCGCTGTCTAAGTTCATCTTGTTCAAAAAGCACCGTCGAAATGCCTTTTTGATAAAGCGGCAACAATGTTAGCGGCAAATCTTGGCCTCCGTCACCTGCACCAATCTCGATTGCCTGATTGACGCCCAACCGCTCCGCCAAAGCGGCCAGATAACCGCTTTCACCGAATTGCCAGCCGCTGCGATGCTCATCGAGCCACTTAGCGGGCTCGTAAACCGTCCTGACCTGCCAATCATCCATTGCAAACCGCCTCAACTAATGCCTCTGCGCGGCCCGTCCACGTCGCTACAAGCTCCGCAACGGCACCGGCCAAATCATCTGGACCAACTGTACCAGATAGCTCTAACAGCGTCTCATGCGATTCCTTGCAATAATCGGCCGCTATGGCTCTGTCTCCGCCTAGCTCTTCGACAACGTCGCCAAGGGTGTCGCGCCAGGAGCCATAGAAACGATCGATCGACCCGATAAACTTGTTCGGATTGCTTGCGTAGCCGTTTACCCGCTTGGCCTCGACGCCGATTAAATGCTGCACACGCTCCGAAATGACCCGCCGATTACTTGGTCCGACTGGCTCATTGTCGCCGGGCACTTGCTCGGTGTCTGATCGCGGATCAATAGCCGGATTGTCGTACGTGTCGCCGCCTGCGTAGGGGTTCATTGCCAAGTACTTCACGCGGATCTCGTTTGGCGACATGATCCGGCCCATTACCATCTTCGTCGCGAAGTCTGCCGTCTTGCTCATGTCTGCCTTTAGCAGTGCCGAGCGGTCGAACGTAAATGCGTGGGTATAACGCTCCTTTTGCCGTTCGGTAAGGAGCTTCGTCCACGCCTCTTGCTCGATCTTGGTTAGCCAATTGTCTAGGCACGACGTAAGGTATTCCAAATTATGTTCTTCAAGGCTGTTGTATCCTTGCGAATCGCCATCGCCTGGAATCGAGCCTAGCCCAAACCAAAGCATTACGTCCTGTCGTTGAAATTTTCGTTGCTCAAGCCATTGGGAATCGCGTCCGTTCATCGCGACCATATTAGCCTTAATGCCTTCGCGAAGCATCGCGGTTTTGCCTGCGTTATCTTCGCCATCATGGGCATCTCGGAAAAAGTCGAGGAACTTTTTTGCATCGTCTTCATTGCGAAACATTCCGGCCGGGGCTTCTAGAATTAGTGATCCGCTGAAACCCTTTTTCGCAAGCGAAAACACTTGCTTCTCTGCTGCTAGGCCGGTGCCGAAGCTTTCGGCCGCTGTCGCAAAAACGCTCTTGCCCTGGACGCCATCGAAGCCAAACCCCGGCACGTGAAAAACGTCCGCATCCGGAATTGCGATTACCTTTTCCGGGTGCAAAATCATATCGTTGTAGAGGCTCAAATGGTCGTCGCGATCAATAATCGTAAGGTGCCACTTTTCGCCATCAACTAGGCCGGTGTCGCTGCGGTCTGGCAAAAGCGGGATAAGCTCTTTTGGCCTTCCCGCGGCGTCGCGAATGATCGCCGACCGCCAATTGCCCCACAATAGAGCATGCCCCATGCCCTGCTGCTTCCAATGGAAAGCGGTCTGATAGACGTTTGGGCGATAGCCGACAAGCCGATAGGCAGGGTGTGACGTGTCCGGCGTAACTTCACGCTCTCCGAGTCGATTAACAACCATTGGCAACTTGCCGACGTCGCCGCTTATCTTGTTCGTGCAGTACCAAACCGGTGCGTACTTGATCGATTTTGACGCGGTCATCCGCTCATCGAGGTCTTCTAGCGAAAAACCGAAGATGCGGCCAGCAAATTGACGAAACCGTCCGGTGAATTGTGTTAAGTAGTCGAGCATCCTACCCCTACGCTATGAAAAGGCTTCCGGTCGGTCGTGAAGGTGCAAGCATTGCCAGCCGCAATGCCATAAGCGAAGCGACTGCCGCGTCAATTTTCTCTTCGCTGTTCTTTTTGTCCGGCATCATGCGGCCGGCACTGTTCTCGTTCGTCATCATTGCCAAAAAGCAGAACCGCAAAATGTCGTCTTTGTCGTCAAATGTTACCCGATTTTCACGTATTGCGGATGCTATTTCCTGCAACGGCTCGTGAAAATGGTAGGCGTTTTGAGGCATCTTGAGCACCTCTAGGCCCTTCTCTGACAGCTCGTCGCCTAGTTGTGCCGCGTTGTATGGGTCGTATGCCACCGCCTTACATCCCTGGTCCCAAGCAACGGAAAGCAAATCGTCGCGAAGAGACGCCACAACGTACCGAACCCGCTTCAATTGCCCTTCATGGATCCAATCGGCCCACGGCAGCCGCGTTAGATCGCGTGTCGTGTCTTCAACGATGAAGTTTTTAGTCGTTAGCTCGTAACGCCAGATGTCTTTCCCATCTTCGTCGCGGTCGTGTGGAAACCGAGCACACGATGCCCGCGATGCGAGGTCGTCACGCCCGCCAAGGTCGATGCCAGCGGTAATGCAATCGGCAGACTTCCAATCGGATAGCGGCCCCCTGCACCGGTCGAAGTCTGCTGGGTTGATGAATCTGGCGGCGCTGCTGACTTTGCGGTTCCCGTGGTAGCGGATAAACCGAAGCATCGCCGCCGGTGACTCTTGAGCCTTGGTCGCTTGCTCTCGAAGGTATTCGGTTTTGATCGAGACGCCGATATTCGGATTTGCTTTTACCCAATTGCTTTCGTCAAGCGGTTCATCATCTTCATCAAGCTCAAAGACGTATGAAAAAAACGTTTCGTCTTTAATGTCGCCGCGGGCTACTTTCGTTGCGTAATCGTAATCCTCTTGCCAAAGCTTTGACGAATCATCTCCAGCGGTTGTGAAGTCACCGATCAGCGGCTGCACTCTGTTACCGCTGCCGGTAACCATCGTGTCATAAAACTTCCGATGATATTCTTGCCATGCGTGCTTCTCGTCCATGATTACGGCATGAGGATTCAGCCCGTCATAGGGCTTATCGCTACCGACGCATCGGATCGACCCTTGATTGTGGGCAAAGGTGATCTGCCGATTGATCCGCGTCGACGCTTCCAGGATCCGCGGAGACTTCATTCGCATCCGCTCAATCTCCGCGTACATAACCTTTTCAACTTGTTCCTTTTTGGTCGCGCACAAAATCACTTCGGCGACGCTTTCGGGCCCTCCTGTTATCGGGTTGCGATCGATTGCGGCCAGTGCCAACGCAAGCCCAGCCCCAAGAGTACTCTTGCCGTTCTTTCTCGCCATCGACCAGAAGAATCGACGAAAGCGTCGCGACTTGTCCGACGTTCGCTTCCAGCCGAATAAGCACCAAACGCCAAAAGCTTGCCACGCCTCAAGGGTAAAAGGCTTGCCGGCACTATCGCCAATCGAATGGCAAAGCATTACCGGAAAAAAATCGACATAAGCACCGGCCGCACACGAATCGAAGTAATAAGGAAAAGCATCGTCGCCGATCTTGTCGAGGTCGTCGACGTGTCGCTGCACCGCTGCACGAACGGACGAGCACACAACCAGCCGACCGCTTAAAACGCCGTCGATATAATCGCGTACTAGCCTGTCCGGCATAAAATCAACCACGGCCCATCCGTTCCATCAGCATGGAAAAAGAGTCGTCCTTGTCTTCGTCGGTCTTAAGTGATTTAAGCTTCTGTCGGCTTGCTGGCGTTAGGCCAAACTCTGGCAAAAGTCGGTTCATGTGCTCGCGGTACTTTTGCTCTTCGGCAACGTAGGGGTTCTTTTTGAGCTTGCTGTTGCCGTCTTTGTCGATCTCCCAAACCGCAAGCCCAGTTTCGTTCACCTTTTCGCGGGCCTCTCGCCAACGAGCGTAAGCCGTACAGTAGGCGACCAGGATCTCCCGATTGTCCGAAGACAAAACGCCAAGCCTCCCGAGGTCGTCGCAAAGCTCTAGCCACTTTTCGGTTTCAAGCTCGCCAAACCATGCCGGCATCTCCGGCTCCGAGCCGTCCGCCGTTGGTGCTGCATCGTTTTTACGCTGCGGATTCTTGCGGTAAGCTCCGGTAAGCTCTTTGATTTCGGCCGAAATCGGCTTTCTTCCCTTGCCCATCTTAACACCCTAGCTACAAAACCCAATTTTGTGGACGATTACGCATGGT